CCGACATAGCTCTTTCCGTCGGACGGGCAGTCCGTTAAAATTATCGGCTTATAGCCGTTAGCGAGGTATATTGACGGGTCATTTGTAAACACATCACCGTCCGCCGTTTTTATCGGTCGCGGTGCTCCTCTGAGCTCGCCGTCCACAAGTTTTCCGTATATCATTTAATCACCCCCATGTGAAAGAGCCTGTGCCTTTATTGTAAAAAGTCCGCCGTCTTATTAAATCGTACATACAAGGCACGCCGTCAGCGTTGAGGCAGGGCACAAAGTCCTGAATAAGTTCGTCGCCGCTGTAATGCTTGCAGCTGTAGATTCTACCCTGAAAGCCATTATTAAGTGGTTTGGATTTAAACAACGCCATAGTTACCGTTGACTCAAAGTCAGAAACGGAGAAGGTTTTTGAAAATACCGCCGTTCCGTCTTCAAGCTCGGCTTTCATTTCCGTTCCCGAGAGCGTGACTATGTAAATCTTATCCGTAGTTAATCCTGTCCAAGAGGTTGCTTTGGTTTGACCGTCCATCCGAAACAGAAATCTTGTGCCACCAGAGCTGTCCAAATATGTGAAAAACTGGTCGTTTGAATTAGCGTCTGTCCTGCTGCCGATTAACGAACTGCCATAATAGCCGTTGACCTCGTTGATTTTTATTTTTAAAACTGCCTTAGTATTTTGATTAGGTGCAACGCCCATTTCTATCCACTGCTCGCCCGAGGACTGCAAATAATCGACTGCTGTATAGCTGCTCGGCAGTCCGCTCTGCGCTTGCGCCTCTTGCCATATAAATCTGCGTCTGTTCAAGTACCCTCACCGACCTTCTGAGCTGCCAGAACTTTGTCCTTGAAGCTGAGTTCCCATGTCTCGCCGTTTTTGAAATCGGGAGCTGTGCCGATATATTTGGTGTCGGCGGGCAGAGTGACGGTGATATTGCCGCTCTCGGCAAAGGTTAAGCGCATCCAGCACTCAAAGTTACCTGTCGGGTATGTCAGTGCCAAGGTCGTGACATCGGTGAGGCGATATTCGGCGTTGTCGGCAAGGGTTATGTTTGAGCCTGTGGTTACTTGCGTAGATACTGCTTCTGGCGTATAGCCGAGTGCAGCGATAACGTTGGCTTTTGTCACATTTGCGTCCGAGCCGGGGTCTCCCTTGTCGCCCTTATCGCCTTTGAGTCCAATATCGGAGTCGTTATATTGGAGTTTGCCGTCAGTTGCTGATATTAAGTCAAGAACAGACTTGTTATCATGCTTATGTGCCTCCTTCAACGCCGGCATAATAGAATTATCAAAAAGATTCTGCAAATCAAATTGAACCGTACCTGTCGCGGTTTGAACATCGCACTGGATGTACTTTGCAAACATACCGGCAAACGCATAATATATGGCAACATCAAGTCCGTTCTTAACCGTGTTAGACTCGAGCTCGGCCAGTTCCGGAAAATCGTTCTGAATATCTTCTGACAACATATAGCTGATATCTTCGGCCGTTGAACCTCCGCCACCTATAACCTTGCCGTCATACAGAAGCGTGCCGGTATCGTCGGCGGTCAAAAGGTCAATGACCGCCTTGTTATCATGGCTGTGCCGCGCGGCGGTGTTAAGAGCTATCTCGGCGGCAAGACTGTGTGAGAGTCGCTCTGTACCGTCGGGGATTGACACTTTGGCCGTGCCAGTTATCATGGGCGCATAGCCGACTATCTCACCCGCTCTGAATGCGACAAGCTGCGCCGCCATATTCCCGGGCTCGGGCACGATATCGCTCGTTATTTTGACCGTCACATAGCCGTCCGTAGGAGTCAACAGCTCGGTTTGCAAATACTCGCCGACGGTCGATTCAAAGTAGACACGATAGCTGTCTGCTCCCTCAAGCTCAGCGGGAACGGGGAGAGAAAGCTCCGAGAAGTTGTTCTCCGCCCGATATCCAACGTCATACCCGCGAGGGCGGGCATAATCAACCGTTATCGTTCTTGTCTGCATCTTCCTCTACCCCCTCCGAGAGCTCAGTCAAAAGGTCTATTTTTCCGCAGATTTTGGCAAGCTCGAGCTTGTTGAGTTCGAGCTGCTGCATTATCTGAGAGTTATTTTGTTGTAGAGCTTCGCCCTGCGCTCTAAGCTCCGCGAGCTTTTGATTTATTTCTGATTTCGTCATGTTGCCCTCCTATACTAAATTAATTGTTTTGGTGCCGAGAGTCTCCGACCAGAACATAATTTTGTCTTGTTTAAATGTGATTCGATATTTGCGCCCCAGTGAATCATATAACTGCACTTCGGCACGGTCGGTGTTTCCCGCGAATAAGTCAGCGCGAACATGGTCATTCCCGGCGGAATCACGCACTCTAACGGCGAACGACGGATAACTGCCGCCTGCGTCGGTTATCGCTGCACCAAAGTCCGTGGTGAAATTATCAGCCCCGTTAATTCCAAACGCTCTGTAAGCAAGGAACTCCCCTGGGTCGGTTGCGAAACAATTCTCGTTGACATTAAGTCGGCGTCTTATATACGTCGCGTCTTTTTCAATGCGCGCGTATGTCGTGTTCCATTCCATTTCTAAACTTTTATTGCTATCATTAATGTCGGATATATATGTTCGCGTGTCCTTGTTGGACGACCCAAATTTAAAGCCCGCGCTTGTCTTGCCCGAAAGCGTATAGTCCTGCGTTGCCATCGTTGCGTACCACTTGTAGTCGTCTTCTGAAGAATAGCAGCGAGTGTTTGCCATATCGAAAAACTGCTGTGTGTCGTTGCCACTCTTATATGACAGACGCAAGATTCCTGACGATAGGTCGGCGATGTAGCCGTTTGAGCCTGTGACCGTGAAGCTACCGCCCTCTGTAGTCGTGCGCGAGACTTCCAAGTTGTGGAAGGCATACCATCCTGTGCCAACGGGTCTGTCAACATATGAGTTCTGGCGATGCGTTGCTATGCAAATCCTCCAATACACGGGCGTATAGCCTGGACAGTATAACGTTCCCGTCGTGTCAAAAGTCGTCACTCGTGTACTGCCGAACGACGGCGGGATAGTAGTCGCACACAGCGACACCATAGCGATACTGCTGTCAGCGTCGCTTTTGCACATCACTTGTACCCAAGGTATGACATCGAGCCACGCACCCTCGCCCGTGTCATATGCACGGTTATAGCCTTCTCCCGTCAAGTGGAACACATCGCCTTTTTTGCAGTTATACCATTGGCTCGCTGCTTGATAATATGAACCTGTCGTGGGGTAGCTCATAGGAGTTAGCCAGTCGGCGGTTATATACGGCTTGTGCTCGTCTTCGGTGGCGTATTCTGACGCCGATTTCCAGCCTAAAGAACTTGCGTTGCTCGAAGTGAGCTGGGTGTAATAGGTCTGTTCGCTTGCGCCTTGCAGGTTGATACTTCCGCCGGAGATATCTATGTCCGACGCGGAGATGTGACCAGTGTCGAGATTAAATGAAAACTTCCCGGTCGGCGACGAAAGGATATCCGTCGTGATATAACTCGCGGAAATCTTGTTTGCGGCAATGCTTCGGATAACCGCGTCACCGTCTTTTGATACACCGTACTCCCAGTTCGGGGATCCGTTGTTCCAACCGTTATTAGTCCAGGCATAACCGCCGGCGTTGCGGCAGTAGATGGTGTTGCTCCCCTCAAGCGTAGGCTTGTCGTGGTAATAGGTTATAACCGCGCCGTTACTGTCCGCTTTACGTGTGACATATAAGCCCATGCTATTCGCTATAGTCTCGTTCAGCGCAAGCGTTGCTTGCTCCATGTCGGATATGCTTGCCTGCTGCTGTGCGCGGGTCTGCTCGAGTACCGCCTGCTGCTTCGGTGTAAACGCGCCCATTGTGGCATATCCCGACTGCGTTGCCGTTTCGCCCTTGCCCGCGAGCTTCGTGCAGCGGTTCTGTGACTGCCACTTGACATTTGTCAACACGACTTTCTTCGTCCCCTGAGCCGTCTCAAAGTTCATCACATCGAGCGGTCTGAGGTGCGGGAAAGAGTGTGTAGTGCAGGACATAGGCGTGTATGTAAGACTGCATCGCGCGGTTTTGAGTTCCGTCGCCAGTGTGCTGAGATTCATATCACTCTGCGCAAGGAGATTGCCCTCGATATTAAAGGCATAGTCCTTTGTGCCCGCGAGGTATTCTGTCTTGTTCTCGTCGTTTCCGATGATGCGCACGCCGGAAAACACGATGTTATTTTCGGCAAAATCGGTATTGCCGGAAGTAAAGCGATCTGAAGCTTTTATTACCGTGTGCTTGGCATTAGTCGCATACCACCCGCCTGTCAGCTTGCCGTCATAGTCAATATACAAGCTCACGCCCATAAGCTCCGCAGCCCAGACAAGCACCTGACGATAGGTCAGATTGTCCGCCTTCGGGCGTTTAGGTATCGACACACCCCGATGCAGCGTGTTCGTTGGGAGCTTCTGCGACACCCCGCACTTTGTGCAGGCATCGGCGACTATCTGATAAAGTGTTGCAGGATAGGCAAGCTCAGTATCATAGGCTCGGTTAAACTTCGCCATGCGGTCATAAGCCGTTATTTTGATGCTCCGGAGCTTGCGCGGAGGGCTGTCCACCGTGTAATAGCCGATAGGCACGGTCTCTGTTGTCGAGCCTGTGGAAAAGCTCGTAGTGACATACAGCTGTGCGCCCTCGAACACCTTATCGTCAAACACGCCGTCGGTATTCTCAAGAGTAAAACTCAGCTCTGACATACACGCTGAGCCCAAATCAAGCTTGCTGCCCGTGACACTTGACCAGTCCACCGTTACCGCGCCGATAATGTCCTTGTCGGTGATATTAAATGCCGTGCCCTTGGTAGGCGCACAGAGGATATTGACGGACTGCACCACATCCTCTCGCAGAGCCGCAAGCCCGGCAGAAGTTATTGGATACATAACATCACCCCTTTCGCGCCACGATTTTAAAGGTCACATTGTCAACAACATTCAGACTGCTGTTGTACAGCGGCGCACTTCTGTTGCCGACATAAAACTCTTTTGTTACATATCCGCCCTCGAGCATATTTAAGTACTTGACCGTTATATACTCCGGATTGAACATTTTCAGGATCTTGCTCGCGTTCGCTATGGACAGCCCGGAAAACTTAAGCGTTACCGCGTCGGTCTGCCCTATGCGTTTTTTGTGCATGACGACATCTTCGGTACGCCCTGCATCGCTGGCCGAAGCGTCCTCAAGCTCCCATTTATATCCGTCCTCCGAGTCAGGATATACCGGCATAGTTACGCCGTCCACGGTAGCTATCGGATTGTCGCCGGGATTAAAAGCGGTTGCCACTGCTGTCCCACCTTCTTTCTTGACATAAAAAATGAAATATGATAGATTAAAAATAAAAAAGGAGAAATTCTGATGAAAAAATTTATTGCTTTACTTATCGCAGGTATTATGCTGATTGGGCTTTGTGGATGCGGCAATTCTACAACCACCAACTCACCATCCACTACTCCAGATAATATCAGCAAAGTAGATTTGCCGAATGACCATTACGGCGAGGGAATGTACAAGGTTGGAAAAGACATTCCCGCCGGAGAATACTGGATAATCGCCACAGAAAAAGATTATTCAGGATATTTCTGTGTGTCGTCCGACAGTTCCGGAGATTCGATTATTTTCAACGAAAACTTTGACACTTGGGTTTATGCCACTGTCAAGGACGGCGAATACATAGAAATTACACGGGCAGAAATGTGTCCATCGGAAAAAGCTCCGGACATGCACTTCAACAGTTCCGCCGTGCTCGAAGGGGTTTATAAGATTGGAAAGGATATTCCCGCCGGAGAGTACAAGCTCGTTGCCACTGAGGCGGGAAACGACGGTTATTACGCCGTGCTGTCGAGTTCGTACAATTACGGCGATAATATCGTTGCTAACGATAACTTCAGCAACAATGCATATATCACTGTCCAAGACGGACAATATTTGCAGATTTCCAGAGCACTTGGTGAAAAAGTGGACTGACGCAATATTACAAAGGAAAAGCCCTCTCGATTGAGGGGGCTTTTATTCGTTTATCGGAATGATTACTTTACCGGCACGCATGTTGACATTTCTAAGCTCGTTTACAATATCACCGCGCTCGTTCATAACGACAATTGTTACGGTTCCGCCATTGCTTCGTTCCATAGCTCTTTCAACACCGCGCTCAACACCCGAAGAAACACCGTCCACAATTTGGCTGTTGTTGGCAACTGCCGTCCTGCCTCCGATTTGTCCAACCATCTCGGGGCCGCTCTCTCGAGCAATAAAGAGTTGTCCGGTATCAGGATATCCGCCGGATGCATACTGCTGTGCCCCGGTAGATCGGGTTTTTACTGTCACATCGCAGCTTACACCGTTTATATTGTTGATGTTATTTTTAAGCTTGACGAGCTGATCCGAATAATACTTCGTCTTTTTGCTTGCGTCATCCATTGCAGCAGACGTGTTCTTAATAGCCTTGCGTGACTGTTCCAAAGCGTCTTCGGCATGTTCGACTTCTTTTTTAAGAGTTCGATATTCCGGACTAAGCTTTTGCGATATCCAGTTCGCGACATCACGAAAGCCACCTGATACGCCCTGATTTTTCTTGTCAAGTTCTGCCGCCTTTTCGTTTAGCTTATTTTGTGCCTCGGCAAGCCTATCTGACGCAATCTTGTAATTGTCAGTCGCCGTCTTGTTGTCAATTGTTGCTTGATAAAAGGCTTTGTATGACTCGGTCAGAATGTCTTGTATTGCAGCCATTTCAGCCTGTTTCTTCAAAGCCTCTATGACTCCGTAAATTGAGTCTTTAGTCTCCACAACTACGCCTTTGGTCTCGTCAATACTCAAATGCAATCCGTCGATATTCATGGCATTCAGGGTGTCAACCTTGACGCGCATCAAGTCCATTTCATAGGCGGACTTATTTGACTTTTCGCTCAACTGATATATCTCGTCGGTGAGCATTTTAACTGCGCCGTACTCCGCGCTGACAGTGTTCAGCCCCTCTATCTTCTGATTAAGACCGTCCATATTTTCTTTTGTTCTTTGGATAATCGCCTCAGAGGCCGCAATGTTTTCTGATAACACCTTATAGGCATCGGAGGATTGGTAGGTCTTTTCTGCAAGTTCATCTGCACCCTGTTCAAAACCTATGATGGCTCCCGTGATTGCACCAATTGCCGCGACGACCAGTCCGGCCGGACCCAACGCCGCATACATAGCCACTGCAACGGCAGTAAGTCCTACTGCCATAACCGCCAGTTTGGCTTTGGCGTCTTCTGCGCCCGCGCCGAGTGCCTTAAAAGCGGACTTTGCCATCGCCAGCGATGCTGCAAATCCTGCCGCGCCTATCATGGCTTTTTGAGTTGCCGACAAACCCGCTCGAAACTGCTCCAAGCTGTCTTTGGCGGCACCCGCGGCTTTCTTCCATCCATAGCCTAACGCCTGCGCTGTGCTTCCTCCAGTCTCCTTTATCCAAGAAAAACTCTCGGTAAAAGTAGAGACAACTCTCAGCCCCTTAAAGCTATTCCACACACCTTTTGCGCCGGAATACCATTTGCGCAGCACCTTTACGCCGAAAGCGGCGGCCGCGCCGGCTGCAACTCCCTTTATCACCGGCTCAAGCGCCGAGACTGTGGATTTCACCTTTTTAAGCTTCTGCTTCAGCTCTTCTGCGCGCTCTGCAAGCTTCGGGTCAATAACACTGTCAGCGTTGGAAAATGGGCTCTTAAAATTGTTTCCTCCGCTCGATACCGTTGTGCTGCTTCCGCCGCCGTTGCCGCTATCAGATCCGGTATCCGGCGTTCCGAGACGATTGATTTCATCGATGCCGAGCAAAGCGTTTTTATAATCCTTCGCCTTTTTCGCCGCACTGCCGAGTTTTGTGGACACTTGCTGTGTGCTATTGGCAAGCTTGGCGGTGTTTGACGATGTCCGGCTCGTTGCACTTGACGTGCCAAACAATATAGCCATGACTTGCCCGGCTTTTTCGGCGAGCGCGGTCAATCTTTCAAGCAACGCCGTAACATGCGGGATACACTGCTGCAAAGCCGGCGCAAACATTGACCCGAGCGCACTTGACAACATTTTTGTCTGAGCTTTCAAAGCAGCCTGCGCTCCTGCGAGGGTGTTCGCATATTTCGCGGCATCCCCGGTCTGGAATGCCGTCTCCCGCATGATGCCTTGTGTCGTGGCTATGCGCTTTTCTGCGTCGGTCAGCGTTGCTGCAGTCTTGCCTATCGATGCCGCGTATTCGTCCCATATAACGGACAGGTTTTTTGTAACGCCGGCGTTGTCGACAAGAATGCTGTTTTCGTTTTTGATACCTTCGGTTGCACTCTTTATAGCTTCGCCCATCGTCATACTGCCCTGACGGTTAAACGCCGCCGAATCTTTAAGGTTAGTCAGTATGGACTGTGTCTGCTCGTCGGAATACCCTGCCGCCGCGAGTCTCTTATACGCGGTGTAAGCGTCCATCATCGGTATAAGGCCGTCTTTAGTGTACGATTTAAGCCATGCTTTTGCGGCGTTCAGGTCTTTTCCCTGCGCGGTCAATATGCTCGACAAGCCCATCTGCGCGGCTTCGTTTTCCGCGTATGCGTCCGTCAGCTTCTTGACTTCGCTCACTACTTTTTGTATAGCCGCAACGGCAGCGGCCGTTTTTAAGCCTGTAAAAAGCTTTCCAACACCCGCTCCCGTGCGCGTTGCCTGCTGTTCAAGCGACCCCAGCCTCTTGTTCGCCTTATCAATCTTGGCGTTAAAGTCCTTGGTGTTTGCTGTAATCAGCACTTGCAGTTCTTCAATCGTCATTTTTCTCACCTGCCCTGTGCCTTGCGGCGTTTTTTGATTTGGCATAAGCGGACATCCGAGCTTTGATTGCCATCCACCCGGTTTGCTGCATGCCGAAAGCTGACGGGAACGCCTTTTCAAGCGTAGGATATTTTTTCGGGTCGTTAAACGCGAAAGAATCAAGCTGCCCGAGATTCCATATCAGCTGTAACTGCCATTTACGCCGCTCATTTTCTGCCTTTTGCCTTGCGGATATAAGGTCCTCAACCTCTCCGGCCGACATGCTCCAGAATTCGTCCGGGGTTATCCCGACCGCAAAAGCGCGAGGTTTGAGATCCGCGACCCACTCGGTCGCCGAGGAGAAGATTACTCTATCTCCTGCTCCTCGTCCTCCCGCTCCATGTCCGCTATCTGTTCCGGTGTAAAAAAACCGGACACCTTCATAATGCCGAGGAATGTGTCCGCTCTGTCCTCGAGGGTAAAGCCCTCGGCTTCAAGCGCATCGATGAGCTCATATGTCTTGGGGAGCGTCATATTTGCCTGGTATTTCTGCAGCGCGCCCCAGAGGGTCACTGCAAAGACCTTGGTGTATGCCAGCTTGTCAAGAGCTTCAAGCAGGCTGCAGCCTATACGGTCTTCCACTTCGATTTTTGTCGCCGTCGTGAGCTTGAGCTTGTACTCCTTCTCGCCGGCGGTCAATCTATAAAAAGGTGCATTACACGCAGTAAGCATAGTTGTTGTCTCCTTATTTTAAATTTTCGGCGGAGTTTCCCCCGCCGATGTGTTCTTTAGCCGCCGGACGAGGTATATTCCTCTATATCCGACGATGGAGTGATTTTTGCAGTAAAGGTCAGCGCCTCTGCGATGCCCTTTCCGGGCATCGAAAGTGACACTCTGCCTGCCCATGTGAAACCGGAACCGTCCGGGAACAGCAGAATAAAGGTCTTGTCTGCATCCTTAGCTCCCTTGAGGGTCGCCCAGTTCGTGCCGGTCTTCATCCCCTCATAGCCGAAAGTAAACGCCATATCCCCGGGGTCGGAAAGCCCGGGCTTATACTTTCTCTGCGTATTCTTCATCGTGGTCACGTCGATTTTGTCCGATTCGCCGAGCATATCGGGAAAATCAAGCAGGCCGGGAACTTCAGCTGCCGCTTCTGCGCTCGCGCCCATTTTCAGAATCACGCCTATAGAAGTCTGATAATCTTCAGCCATTTGTACTTACCTCCTTATTAACTGCGGTAAAACCGCTTCGTGTTGTTGTCGTAGACTCCGTTATAAAGCAGGACGGTGCGGTATAACACCGTACCGTCCTGCTGTTCGTCCTCAAGGTGGTTAGGACTGCCGCGAAGCAGACCGAGGCGGAGCATTGCATCGTCGACTTGCCTCTCGACCTCGTTTCTGCCCTCCGGCGTAGCCATCCACACCTGAATCTGCACGGCGATCCGGGAAAAGTGGTCCGGACGCGAAGAGGATGGCATTTTAACGGAGTTATCCATCTGCTTTATCAAACCGTGCCGTTCAAAACTCTGCGGATATTCCGCAGACCATTTCACGCCCGGTACAGCGAGTGAAAGCACATCATAAGTCACCTGTTCGATATCAACCATTTTTCTGACCGCCTTTACGATTTATTTCCTGCTGTATCGCGCGCTTATAGCACTCGAGTATTGCTTCGCGATTGTTTATAAGCGCAGGATAGAGATACGGCTGCGCCTTTTGTCCGCTTATCATTCGCCAGCCGACACCAGGGATTTTGCCGCGCCACTTGTCCGCCTTGTAATGGATCCCGCCCGGGAGCTCATAAGGATATGTGCCGTTACCTTTGGGACCCGTACCGAATTCCACATAGGCGGCGTATTCAACATTGGACAATACGCTGCCGATATGCTTGCTACCCTCGCGCTTGTAGTCGGTATGCAGCGACGCGCGCAAGTTGCCGTTATCTACCGGGCACAGCTCTTTCGCACTGTTGTTGACTATTCGCGCCGCCTCGCGCGTGCCGTTTGAAATAGCGGTATCAGTGCCGCCGAGCTTTGCGAGCTTTTTAGCCAGCTCGCCGAGACCCTTAATTTCAATGCTCATCGGCTCACCGCCTTGCAAAGATACAGCGTGTGGCTGTCGTGCGGCTGAATCTCGGTGATTCGGTAATAAGTGCCGCCGTATTTCACATAGTCGCCCTTTTCAACGGCGAGCGTATCGGATGTTGAAAAGGTGGCGTCTTTGTTGCACTGCAGCCCCCATTCCTGCGCCCGCATGGCATCAGTAACAAGCCGGAAGTTGACAGTAAAAGAGCCCGCAGGCGTTTCTGCGGGCTTCACTGTTTCGCTGCCGAGCGTTCCCGTCTGTTTGACGGCTTTATAGTGCTCGACTGCTTTGTCTTGAAATACGGCGCGCTGTGCGCGTCTGAAAGCGTCGGGAATCTTCACCAGAAAAGCCTCCTCCACTCGTTGAGCATCGCCTTTTCGCTGTCGCTCAGTTCCGCCGTTGTGGCGAGGTCTGAGTCGCTGTGCTTAAAGCTCACGCTCTGGTCGCCGTCCGTTATGCTTGCAACGGTCTGCGCCGCATCGGTAGAGCCCGGCTGCTGCGTGCGGTAACGCTGCGCGGCTATCTCTGCCACAAGCAGATCAAGACCGGGGACAAGCTCACGCCGCTTGGTATATCGCAACACCTTTGACTCGACGCTGTCCAGCAGATACCGGGCAGCCGGCAGCGACATTTCCTTACCCAACATCACCCGCATCCGGGCTATGAGGTCGGCCTTGTTCTGCTCCGTCATATCAGCCCACCAGCCTTGCGGTCATGTCGCTGTCAAGGGTCTTGACGCCGTACAGGATATCAAAGCTGACGCGGTCGGTCTTGTGCTTGATGTCGTAGTCATATACGACTCTGATAGCAAGACCGTTCCTGCTTGACGCAATAGCCGCATTATTCGCGCCCATAGGCAGCTCAAGCTGACGGGTGACGAGCGCAAGGCCGTTGCGGTGGAATGCAAGGGAATGAGTCGTTTTGACGAGATACACCGTGACCGCCTCGCCCGAGGCAATAGTGCGGTGGATAGGCTGGTCTATCGCGACCTCAGCGACCGCGCCGCTTGCGGCAGTTGCATCGGCGGCAAATCTGTAAAGATAGCCGTCGAGGATAAAGCCGTCGCCCTTTTTAAAGGTGCCGGTCGCCGCAGTGACATCCGAGAGTGCGACCTTGGTCTCGCCGGCGGTGCAGGAGACTTTTGCAGCGGTCGCAGTGCCCGCAGTTGCCGCGAGGGTATCGGGGGCATTCTGCGACATATAGGTGTCAAGACCATAAATAGAGCCGAGCTCTGCTGAGCGCAGGGCGTCGGAATTGCCTGCATATGCAACCTTTGAGAGGTTTTCCGTGGTCAGATAGCGATACTTGTGCGTCGGATTGACGAGAAGTCTGCGCTGCTGTATCGGTACGCCCTTGAGGTCAAATGCCTTGGCAATGTTGGCAATGTCCTTGAGGTCGGCCGCGTTCGCGGTGCCACTCACGGTGTTGCCGGCGTTTGCGATGCCTTCGGCGATAATATCGCTGTCGATGGCCTGGGATATGGCCTGCACCGCAGGAGATATGATCTGCTCAGAAAATGACTTGATGTCGAGAGTCATTTCCTTGGAAGTGACCGGAACGGTGACATCGCGGAAATGGTCAAGGGTCACCTTGACACTGCCCTCGTTCACGTTCTGATCTACGGTCTCGCCGACGAAGTTCTTCGCGGAAAACTTCGCGGGCTTGCGGATGGTGATAGTATCACCGACGTGTGCGAACTCCTTGGAATAGTCCTTGTGGACAAGGTCGGCAGCAACGAGATTGTTCTCGAGCACCATAAGAGCCTCGTTCGCGACTATCTGAGGAGTCAGGAATTTGTTTGACATTTGTTAAATCCTCCGTTTTTACTGATTTTTGCGCCAATTCACATAATCGGCATAGTTCTCGGGGGCTTCGCCCGGTTCGGGGTCTCCGCCGCCGTGGTCGGGGTCTCCGCCCCTCTGTCTGGTTTCGACTTTGTCAAAGAGATAGGCGTCGCTTTCTCTGATTGCTTTAAGCTGATCGTCAAAGCCCTCGAGCTTGCCGTCTTTGTCGAGCTTCACGCTGCCGGGCGTTATCAAAGCTTTTATCGCTCTTGCGTTCTTGCCCTTGGCGGCTGTAATAGCGGCATCGATAGCGGAGTCAAGCTTCATGGCGGCGATATCGCTGTCATACTTAGCCTTAGCCTGCTTGTTCTCGTTCTGCAGCTGTGTAATCGTTGCCTGCAGCCCGGCGGTATCAATCTTTTTGAGCTCTTCAAGCTGACCGTCCCGCTCTGCTATCTGACCCTCAAGGTTCTTGACCTTGTCGGACTCGGCGCGAAAATCTGCTTTTGAAACAAAGTTCTTGCCGATATAGCTCGCTATCTTCTTGTCGATGTCCTCGGTGTGTGCGTCGCCTAAAATGTCTTTAAGCCAGTCCATGTCTGTCCTTTCCCGCGCTCCCTTTTTACTTGGCCAGTCCCAATATTGCGCGACACCATTTTGCTCCGGGTGGCGGATAAATTTGGATATAAAAACAGCGCTTTGCATTTGACTGCAAAACGCTGTAATTATTATGTTGTGATATGACAAAACCGCCTCGCTTTCGCTTGGCGGCTTGTTATTTATTATTGATCCTCTTCGTCAAGAGTATCTTTTCCGAAAGCTTTTATATAGCTCTCGGTGAGGTCTTTTATGATAATCGGGGCTTCTTCCTCGTCCAGTATTCCGTCGAGGCGACCTTTGAGCAAATCCTCATAGTAGAGATAGAGCTCGTCGCTCATGGCTTCGCTGAGATCGTTGTTGTCCACTTCCCACTTTATCAGCGGAAGCACCGCGTTAAGACGTTCGGCTTCTTCAAGGATATCCTGATCGAATTCTGTGAGATATGAGTTTTCGAGCAAATCTCCCGTTTTCGGCTGTATACCCGTGCTTAAACGGTCTTCGAGAATTTCTGTTGCTCCCTGATAATCAAGCTCGTACTTCATCTTTTTCTCATCCTTTCTTTCCAAACATTGCCTTCGACCCTTTTGTTTGAGATAACATTCACTTCAACATCCGGGTATAGTTCTTTAAATTGCTGCATCACCCCTTTACAGCTATCACACATTCCACGTTCGGAAAGCATACATATCTTTTTAAAGGGAGTTGTTTCATACAAATCGGCAAAGAACTCGAAGAGCTTCGCTTCAGTGTCATTGTAGGTTTCTTTCCTCATCGTTCCATCCATTTTGGGAACATCAATGTATTTAAAACGTCGAGCCTCTTTAAGCAAAACTAATTTTCCAGTTCCTTTGTACCCACCGATACTTGCTTTTCCGGATATGGCACTGTGTGCATAGTACATATTGTCAAAATCATCATCGATATATGCACCGGCAACGTTTCCGCTTCTTTTGTATTTGCTCGTGAACTGGAGTCTTTTTTCATAAATAACCTTTTTATCAAACCGTAAGATTTCATCAGTAGATAAATTGCCTGAATCTATCTTGTATTGATTCACCAAGCGGTATTGCCTCTTGAGCGTCTTCCACTTCTCAGGATCATTATACTTTATTTTTAAGAATTCATCAAGAGAATCCGGCACATTTTCTTTTAAGACTGCCGAATACCGTTCGAACTGATCTCTATTGTAGGAGGACACTTGTGTCAAAGTCTTGGGCGGATAATATTTAAGCTTCCCGGTAAGAGGATTTATATTATCCGCAAGCCACTCTTCATATGTCGTTTCTGCCGGAATAAGCACCGTTTTCCCGGTCTCGGGATCCAATGCCCTGCGTTTGAGTTCGGCTCGGTTTTGTCCCTCTATGACTGCCGTTGTAGTGCAGCGGTCATTCGGATGGAGCGGCGGATAATTTACGCCCTCCTTCGCTTCGGAGACCGGAAAAGTCTTGCCGTCCAAAGCGCCGCAGACATCGCAGGTGCGCCCGTCAAGAGTGGCGAGGAATCTATATTCCGTTATGCCTTCCTCTTCGTATGCCGCTTTTTCAGCAGCGTTGTGCACACGGTTAGTCTCGGTGCGTATCAGCCGCATCGAGTTATACATTCCGGACTGCATAGCTTCGGCGAGCTGGCGCGCCATTACCTGCGGACCCGCTCCTGTCATAATTCCACGCGCCACAATACCGTATGCGCTGTTGGCAAGCGCGGATGTGTTCTGCCAGATGCGGTCGGAAAAATTCGCACCTTTCCATCGGTCATTTACTATGGTGTTTACGGCACCTTTCGGCAGGGCTGAGAATTCAAAGCCTAATCCCGTGCCGATCTGCGTGGCATATATGCTGCGATAGTATGTATCCCCGCTCACGTCTTCAAGCAGCCGCTTGAGTTCCCGCTTCTCCCGGTCGGCAAGCAATGCAGTTTCCGTCTCGATATTGGCTTTCAAAGCCTCAAGGCGATTTATTCTCGCGGCGTATGCCGGCGCATTGAGACGTGCAAGCGCTTTTCTCTTTATGACCGGGTCTTTTATATTATTGATTTCTTTGCGCAGTGCCTCCAATTCCGCTTCCGCTTCTATGGTGTTCAACATCCGACGAGCTTCTTCCGGCGTCAATTCGCCGTTTGCCGCATAACGCGAAAATATCCGATTTATGCGGGCGTCGAGGTCCTTCTGCGCCTTGGCGTATAACTTGACCGTTTTTGTCTTTATAGCCCGCGTCGAGGCACGTCGGGCGTATTCCTCGCGCTGCAGTGCCCGCTCCTCCCAATAGAGATCAGAGCGCATTATTCATCATCCTTTTCGGAATCGTCCTTGTCGTCATCGTCGCCGATAAACATCTTTGCGTTTTCCTCGCGCTGCTTCTGCAGCTCTTCATACGCCTGCGCGACATCATCAACAAACGGGTGCTTTGCTAAAAGCATCTTATCAGGCACAAGCCCTTGCGACTTCTGGATTATGTCCACCGTCTCCGCATCATTGACTATCATCGACTTGTGGACATCGTATTTTATAAGCGTATAGTCATAGTCGGTACCGTTCTTCAGGTTGATATCCTGCGTAATAAACCATGACAGCTCTTTCAGCATGACCTTTAACTTTGAGACAAGCGGGTCAGCCTTAAGGTCAAGCAGGGTGTAGCGGAATTTCAGACTGACGCCTGACGGCGCGCTGCCGAGTTTCTCATCGTTCATATCAATGCCGCGTCCGATATGATATATGTCCCGGCGCAGCATATCGAGCCAGGCGAGGCGCTCGGTGACATTCAGCGTGACCTGCTCCGCGCTTATCTTGCCAGACGGATCGCTTATTGACACCGCCTTGTTTATCTGCAGCTTCTGCTGTATCGCTTTTGCGGTCTCGCCGCCGTATCCCTGTATCATCCAATAGAGCTCGACGAGATCTATCTGATTATTCGTCGACGCGGAAGATATCAGGTTGTATGCGTCAAGCAGACCTTTGATCCGCGAAAGATCGGTCTGATGTGCAGAGTTGTTATAAAGCGGAACAAACGGAATTCTTCCCCAAGACCGCGCTTCAACCGAAACGCGCTCGTCGTTGATTATCTGCTCGTTATACCAGTGCGGGCTGTTGCTTTCGAGCACAAACTCTCCGGCATCGTTTTCGACATAGCGTTTTACCCCTGTCGCAGTCCACCACTCTACCCGCTCCCGCTCCGTCTCTGTGCCGTTTTGCACGACGGTTATTTTATAGTGGCGGAAAAAGTCGGTAATCACCTGCTGATAACTCATATCGCGGCAGGCAATACATTCTGTCGTCGGGATAACAACAAAACAAAGCCTGCCGGCTACCGAGTAATAGACATGCAGCCATCCGACGATACAATTCGACGCATTTGTTGCGAGGTCGGGGAGCATGTCCACAAAAGCCTCGTCTGAGGTCACTGCGGTGACGGCGTCCTCAAAAGCTTTCAGACTTTCATCTGCACCGCCCGCTCCGTCATTTGCGCCCTCAACAGAGACGGAAAGTGGCTTGCCGAGGATGTACGCGACCTTCTGGTCGACCATCAGCGCATGGAAATTATGCACATTGTGGTGATTCGAATTGTTTTCGTTGATTATCTTAACACCGCCGCGCTTTATGCCCGCCGGGCTGTTTTCGTCTTCTTCGTAAACGACCGTCTCGCGAAAATCTTTCTGCAGAATGTCCTGCATACCGCGATAATATCGGAGTCCCTCGCATGCCGCCAGATACTCCGGGTCTTCCCGCGCATTTTTAAGCACGGTTTTGATAATCTCATCGTCCGTAGCCGTATGGTGATACGCGAGCTTTTCTCTTATCAAGTCCATATTGTTAATCATTAAGTTACCCTCACATTCTGCTGGTCGTTCTCTGTGGCGTAGCGCGTGGCGTCAATCGTGTGGTTGTCTCTATCGGGATAGTTCGCCTTATAATTGCCGTCCTTATCCCGTTCGAGCTCATACGATGAAAATTCCCGCGCCGCGTTTGGACAGCGGGCGGGATCTATTATTATTTCGTCGAGGTCGCGCAGCCATTCTATGCCGTGCTTCACGCTGTCCGGACCCTTGCGTGCGCCTCTGACTCTCAGGCCGTATTCGTACATATCCGCTATAGACTTCGGTTCGGCGGAGTCTGCGATAATTTCGCCGGCAACTCCACGAGATTTTATACGGTCGGCGGCAAGTCTGTTGCTCATGCCCGCCGCGTATATCTCGTCGTATATGTACAGCCGCCTGCGCGGCTTGTCATAGTTGCACGATATAAAAACAAACGGGTCAACCGCATAGCCCCAGTCTATGCCGCGCCTGATACGGTCAAACCGCGCAATCTCTTCATTGCTGATGGGTCGGATACTGATGTTCCGGAATACCTCGCCGCCCGTGCCGGTAACTTCCCCGAGAAACTCGTGCCTATATCGTTCCGGAGAGTGCTGTTTCAGGTGCTCCGCCTCCAACAGCAGCGGTGCGCCTATCCAGTCCTGCGGCACAGTCAAATATGTGCTGTGATGTACCAGGCGGTCGGCGCGCTCTACGCGCACCTCATCATTCACCCACGCCCGCAGCGACTCAGGGGGATTGTACGAATAAAAAACATCGAATTTACTGCCGCCGCGCATGACCGACTGCAGCACATTATCGGTCTCCCGCATCCCGGAAAACTGATTCCATTCCTCGAACCAGATATAACGAAAATAGCCGAACGGGATTTTTATGGACTTGGCTTTCATCGGATCGTCAAGACCTCGAAACATAATCGTTTGCCCGCTCGGCAGATATGTGATTTTCATCGGACTGACCGTCGCTTTAAAATACTGCGACACGCCCAGTTTATCAATAGCCCACAGCATTTGTGCAAAAACACTGTCCCGCAGCGTGTCTGCAATTTTGCGGAACACGATCGCGTGCGCGTCAGGGTTTTTAATGATGCCGCAGACAATTTCAAGCGATATATAGCTGCTCTTCGTGCTTCCGCGCCCGCCTTTAAGCACATAGTGCGTATGCTGCCCAGCACACACATCGCGATGCACCTCATAAAACGACGGCGCGATTATGTCAGTAAGCCTGACGGCCATGTTAGCCGCCCCCTATATCGTCGATAATCTGCGGCGCGTTGACGGAGACTTCAATTCCATCCTTAAACAGGCTGAAACGCTTGCCAAGCAGCTCCGCAGCCTTCAGGCGCTCCTTTTCGTCCGGCGGCTTATCCAGCACCTTTGCCGCACTGCAGCCATCACCTTGACCTTCTACGACGACAACACTCGCCATGCTGTCTCCGCGCATCACGGCAGTGAGGTACTCCATGACCTCCTGTGCGTCGGCTATCTTTTTCGAGCTCAGCTCTTCAAGTTTTGCTTCGATGTAGGATTTAACATTAGCATTTGTTAGCAGCCTTGACGCATTGGCTCTCGCAGCATCATCCGATTTTATCCGCGGATAAGCAGCCTTGTATGCTCTTGTCGCGTTGCAGTCGATGATGTATTCATCCGCAAATTTCCGCTGTTTGTCGGTCATGGTCTCACCTCCGGTCTTGTGTCACATATTTTTTACAATCGGGTTATAAAAAGCATAAAAAAAGCAGCCTCAAAAGGCTGCAAAAAAAGTTTTATCAAACTCATGTTCGATAATAATATCACATACGCAATCGATCCGCAAGCACAAAATATTAAAAAATTAAGTTTCTGAATTTTGCACAAATAAAACAACAGTACAGCGATAAAATTAGGCTATTAGAACACAAGAGAATGTGTCCGATTATATTGAAATTTTTTCGAAAAGGGCTTATAATTTTTCCAGGAAAAGTTGGCAGCGCAGCAGAGGAAAATAGGATATCGAAAGGTGTGTCTATCTTGTCTCTGCCAATAGTCGTCTTTATCACGTGGATCGTCTTCGGCTCGTCACCAATAAAAGCCGCTGTAATTTCTATTTTGGAGATCACTGCCGCTGTTATTGAAAATCTGCTTCACAAAAAACATCCGCAGAATGAGCCACAATCGCTTAATCTCAAAAAAATCATATCGCTCTCCATGACAACTGTGTTGTATTTCCCGTTAGCACTGATCATCATATCAACAATCGCCAACACAAAATCATCGAGCTCTCTGCCGAAAGAGATCTGGGAAGTATCGATAAAATACTTCAATCTTTTTAGTACGATTTCCTCATTAAAGGAATTCGTAGACGGCGTCTCTGCGCTACTGTCTCTGTCTATGAGCGTCGTGAGCGTGTAGAAAAGCACCGCGGTCACCCCTAATGACCACGGTGTTAGATACGCAACAACAAAAGCAATACTTCCGTCGTGTTCTGTTGCGCGCCCTTTTCCTCAATAATGTCCTCACCATACAGTTGTGGTGAGGACATTTTGCACCACATAAAAATTCTTCTTTGTGTAGCCTGATTATATTAACACATAACACCACTTATGTCAAGTCTTTTTTTGTTTTTTTAGCTCTTCTCACCTAAAGCCCCGCTATTTATGACGCCGCGGGGCAGGCGTGTGTGAAAGGGGACATAAAAATGAAGAATAGAATATCGGTACATTCTTCAGCTTAAAGGTTAGCACATATGTGTGTGCCATGTGTGCCAACTTTTAATTTTTCGCGATAAATCTGTAACAGATATGCTTGACGCTGTAAGAACTACTACCGATTTTATCCGCCACATCTTCCCATGTCAGTCCCCCGATAAAGCGCAGCGTGAATATCTGCCGGGTCAGGCTGTCGGGAATATCCGATATGTAGCGCTCAAGTCGGCTGCGCTCATATATGCGCTGCTCGATTTTAGCCTGGATTATAGCTTCGAGATCCGTCATCTCCGCTATGCAGCGTTCAAGCGCAGGCTCAGGGTTCGGGCTATGCGGCATACCGTCGTAGTTCGGCGACCTCGGGCAGAGCAAATTTGCCCGCAGCTCCGCAAGTCTCTCACGGTCAAGTTCTATCTCTTTATCAAGGTAGTACAGCTGCGACAACTCTTTAAGCGTCATTTGACAGCCTCCTCTCGGGTCTTATCGTGCTTTTCAATCTCCGGCTTCAGACAATGCCGAAACGGGCACAGAGGCTTTTCTCCGCCGGTCTGGACGAGAAACACGCAATGCTCATTCGGGCACATCTCAGGCACTGCCATCACCTTCCAATAGCTCGGGGTTATCATAGATATTGCCGATGACCTCTATATCGTGGTCGTAAAAGTTATCCATAACATAGCAAATACTGTTGCCATAAACTTGAAAACAGGATTCATCAAAAGCAACTTGATAAGGCTCCTCATTGCCTTTCAACAAAACAATATCGCCCTCGAAAATTTTCGTGCCGTTTTTGTCTGCCAAACCTGTGTACTGCCCTATCGTTTCAGGGATTACCACCCTTTTGCTATTATTGGTGCAAATCTGCCAGTCGCCGTCATAACAGCGAATAGGCACACCGAAATACCACATACCATCATTATATTTTTTATCGCCTTTGCCACGGAAAAGTATCTCACGCATTGTTATTACCTCCGTCCATTTTTTGCGCTCGACTGCAAAAATCTTTTTCAGTAACATACCCGCCGAACTCGTTACAAAAATGATAGTTGTTAGATTTCATAAGTTCATAATTTTTGCAATCCTTGCATCTGACAATTTCTGAAACATCTACGGCGGGAGCTTCTTTTAAAATTTTAACAGCGGCGTTCCAACCTTCCGCATAGCTTTTGTTTTCAAAAACATCTCGGTTGCATGAACCTATTCCAAGTGCGGCGCGGTCAATATAATCACCCATTCTTTACCTCCGGTCGGTCAAGCACACGTCCGCAACAAGGGCATATGTAATAGCACTCTTCGCTTATCGGCTTCTCTGGTATCTGCTTTTTGAGAGCTTCTATGATTAACTCGTAGCAATCTTTTGAAATACACATTTCACAATTATCTGTGTTTCGATAAAGATAAACTCGATGCAATACCTCACGAAGCTCATCTTCATACATCATAGTCGTCACTCACTTTCAAAAATCCCGTTTCAATGAGTTCGCGACCGCATTTCGGGCAAACATACCGACTATCATCTCCTGTCTCGAATATCTTGCAGCAGTAATAACATCTCAGGCAGTGTGTTTCCCGGTCACTCATCCGCTCCCGTATGTAGCGCCTGTTGGTCTCTTCCTGGGTTATTTGTTTCAGCATGGCAGCTCCTCGATTCTCACATAAATTCCCGGCACGGCAGCCCAAAACTTTTCACTGATCTCAGATGCGACCTGCGCATCGTCCTTCCAAAAGCGCAGCCGGGTCATGCAGTCTTTCAAGGCTTTCTCGAGATTGTCCGTATCGGGCTTCGAGGTTTTCCATTCCCCGTCTCTGTGCTTAGTCCCTGTATTGCTGAAGCACCATTTGACCATCAGCCTGACCGCGCCCGAATACGGTTCCTGCGGAATGTGTTCTGCCAGGTGTGCCGTCAGCTTACTCCTTGCCGCTTTCAGCTCGGTTGAATCGTACATTATCGCCTTACCGTTTTTGACGGTTATCTTTTTGTCGTGATGCGTTACCGTGGGCGGATGCATCGGCATGAAAAATTCAGTTGTCATTTCAGTTTCCTTTCTTTTTTGTTTTTGAAAATCGCCCTTGTCAAGGTAGGGAAGAAGTTGTGTGCGGCGGCAGCCTAAGCCGCCACACTTCTTTCCCTTGACTTTGAGGGAAGGGAATTTCCCCACTTATATATGAAATATATAAGTGTTTTTTCCCTCAGAGGGAATTTCTCGATTTTTTATCGACTTTTTCCTTGTGAGGGAATTTCTCGATAACCATTCGACTTTTTCCCTTGTAGGGAACGGGAAATTTTATCGACTTTTTCCCTCGTTTTTCTTTCCAACTTCTCCGTCGTCAATCCAAAAACCACCATGCTCTGTCAACCTTTTGCGAACCGTTTTCGCTGTTACTCCGAGATATTCAGACAACTCATTCACTGTTACCCGTCCATCCATATTGCAGGCATCGAAAGCAGTTTCTATGCTGCTTGTTCTATCCTTTTTTCGCTCGGATGAGGCCTTTTTGCTGCTGAAGTTTCTCCTGAAAGGCGAGTTTTTCGAATTAAAATCGCTATCCGGCTTTATGTCCTCCAGCACGCCGGTATCATCTATCCGATGTACAGGATAATCGAACCAAAGGTTGACCGGAGCGAACTTCGGGAACTCACGCAAAGTACCTTCAATCCGCCACGCCGTTCGCTGCTCGATCATATTCCACGAAGCTCTTACTTCGGAGAGCATAAGGTCACGAGATGCCGGAGAAAGACTCTCGCCGCACATTTTGAGCAGCTCGTGCGCGGTGTTTTCTTCGTCCTGCGACGGTTCCGGCAGCTTGAAGCGGCGCATCCATTTAAGGCAGATTTCACACTGCGCCTTGTCCTCTTGCTGTTTGCGGATACCGTCGGTTATATCAAGCTCTATGAGGTCGAGCAGCGCGTCGGGGTCGCGGGCGAACACTCCGCTGCCGGACGCTCTGTCCATGCTCCTCTTGCCGCCCTGAGCGCCTTTTGAATGGTGGTGGCAGTAGATAACCGCACACCCGAGCTCGGTACAGACCTTGTCAAACTGGTTGCAGAAATGCGCCATCTGATCTGCGCTGTTTTCATCGCCTGTGATGATTTTATAAATCGGGTCAATGACAATGGCGATATAGTTTTTCTTTGCGGCGCGTCTGATGAGCTTCGGCGCGAGTTTATCCATCGGAATGGACTTGCCGCGCAGGTTCCACACATCGATGTTGTGCAGGTTTTCCGCAGCCCAGCCGAGCGTTGTATAGACATCTTTAAAACGGTGCAGACAGCTCGCACGGTCAAGCTCGAGGTTGACATACATTATCTTGCCCTGGGTACATTTGAAGCCCAGCCATTCGCGCCCCTCGGCTATGGCGCAGCACAGCTCTATCAGCGCGAAAGACTTGCCGGCCTTTGACGGTCCTGCGACAAGCATTTTGTGTCCCTGCCGCAGAACTCCGTCTATAAGCGGCGGCGCAAGCTCCGGCAGGTCGTTCCACACATCGGCAACGCTCTCCGGATCCGGCAGGTCGTCGTTTATGCTTTCAATCCATTCTTTCCATTCGTTCCATGAACTCTTGCCGATGTTTGTGTCGAGCAGATACTGCTTCTTTCCGTTGCGCTCCACGCCCGGCATACGGCTCAAACGGGACGGGTTTTTGTTTTGGCGGTCGATGTCTATGCCGTTTTTCTTGCACACATCATAGAGGTAATCAACACGCTTGCGGTATTCGTCAAAGTTCGCGGCATCGATGCGTACAATGGCGTGCAGGCTCTTTCCTCCGCTGTAAACGAGACAGGCAATCGGCAGCTCGAGCTCGCGTATTATCTGGTTTTGATGGGTGATGTCGGTCGTATCGGATTCGACCAGAGCATATCGGAACTCCGTCACATTTTCATTTTTGACGCCTTTGCCGTCCAGAGGATTGAAGCGTATCCACGCCCCCGCCTCCGGCTTGCAGTCGCCTATTACGCGACCTATGTCGCCCTCGCATTTGCTCAGAGCCTCTATAAGCTCTCCCGCAGTCCTGGTATACACGCCTTTCGTCGGCAGGTATTTACTGTCTTTTTCCCAGCTTTCGGTGACATAACCGACCGTCTCCCCCGCCTCAAAGAGCGTTTCGAGATATTTGGTAATCTGCTCTACGGGATTCCATTTGTCGGGAATATTCAACTCCTTGCCTTCAATCCAGCTTTTGTCGACAAGAACAAGATCATCCTTTTGTTCTCCGATAACGCTGTCCCAATCGAGTGCGCCGTCATCCGCCTGAAAATGCCAGCCGTTGTCTTTTGCCATCTGAACGATAGTCCCCGCCGTAACCGGTGCCGCGGCACCGTTGAAGGTATTCCACTTTTTTTCGCAGTCGCCGGCATGATAGCGCTTGTCCGGGCGTGACCATTCATCCCAGTCATCGCAGCTGTATCCCTCATATTTGAGCGCCATGCCGACCTCCACCCATTCGGAATATGTGCAAGCAGCCGGGTCTATGTATTTTATCAGCTCTTTCAGGTCGAGCTTTTCCTCTGTCATATCGTCATTGCCTCCGGTTTATAGTCTTTAGGCACAATGCCGCGCGGAACACGCCAATCGTTTGCAGCTATGCGATTTATCATCTTTGTTGCAGCGTCAAAGCTCCATTCGCCTACATGCAGAAAACCGCGGGATTCCAAAAAGCGTATCTGTTTCGGCGTTGTGAGACCTTCTTCGCGGCGCTTGCTGAGGCGGTCAAGCAGAAGCTTTGCCTTGCCGGCGTTCTCGATTGCGTCGGGAAATATACCGAGCTTTTCGAGCGTTTTAATCTGTTTTTCCGTCGGCGGAGCACATTCCCACCCAAATGCCGGGACATAGCTTGAAAGATCCTGCGCGGAAATCGACATTTCATACTGCAGCGGGTCTACAAGCTTACGCTTGCGCTTCCTCATTTCCTTGAGCTGTGCTGCAAGAGCCTCTTCGCGCTGAGCGACGACATCGCTCTCGGCCTGCTGCTCGGCAGCCTCAATATCAACCGGACAACCTGCCGCTTCGATATTCTCCGTCATTTTCTTGGCGACTTCTTCGCTTTCACATATCAGATGAGCAGGATGACAAAGTTCATGGCGCTCTGTATGCCACAAGAAATCGAGTAGCAGAAGATCCTTTTTGCCGGGTGCAAGGCGCGTTCCGCGCCCAACCATTTGGCTGTATAGGCTTCTGACCTTTGTTGGTCTTAATACAATGACACAGTCGACTGCCGGACAGTCCCAGCCTTCCGTCAAGAGCATGGAGTTACAAAGCACATTATATCCGCCGCGCTCAAAAGCTTCGATTATCTCCGCTCTGTCCTGACTTCCGCCGTTGACTTCCGCAGCCTTGAAACCGCGCTCATTCAGAATATCCCGAAATTTTTGCGAGGTCTTTATAAGCGGCAGAAACACGACTGTTTTGCGCTCCTTGCAGTTCTTTATCATCTCGTCGGCAATCTGATACAAATACGGATCCAGGGCGTTGTCGATATCGGCCGCCTTGAAATCCCCGTTCTGCATAGATACGCCCGTTAAGTCGAGAGCTAAAGGAATCGTGAGGGCTTTTATAGGCGAAAGATAACCGTCTTTGATAGCCTGCGGAAGAGTGTATTCATAAGCAAGGGAATCAAAGTATGTGCCGAGATTGCGCATATCGCCTCTGTCCGGCGTAGCGGTGACGCCTAAGACATGCGCGTCTCCAAAGTGCTCAAGCACGCGCTGATAACCATCGGAAAGACAGTGATGCGCCTCGTCGATGATTATGGCGTCAAAATAGTCGCTGTCGAACTGTTTGAGCCGTTTTTCTCTCTGTAAAGATTGCACCGAACCAACGGTTATACGGTACCAGCTGCCGAGGCAGCTTTCTTCGGCTTTCTCTGTGGCACACATCAAGCCGGTAAATTTCAGTATTTTGTCCGCCGCTTGTTCAAGCAGCTCGCCGCGGTGAGCGAGCACAAGAACCCGCTCACCGTTCTGAACACACTGCTTTGCAACATTAGCGAAAACGACTGTTTTGCCGGTGCCGGTCGGCAGGACAAGCAATGTGCGGTTATTGCCGCTCGCCCACTCGTTGAATATTGCCCGTTCTGCTTCCAGCTGATAAGGTCTCGCGTCCAAGGATTAAAAATTCCCCGGAGTGAAAGCGGGACGCTGAGTGGATTCGTCCGGCTCAAGGAATTTCTTGACCTCGTTGTAATAATTATCGTTGTAAAGCCTCTGCCCTATCTTGCAGCGGCCTTTTGAACCTACAACCTGTGCCCAGTTCATTCTCAGAGGTTCGCCGTGTTTCTTCTGACCGATACTGATAAAAAACGCGCACACAAGCCCTTCTGTTTTACGCGAGAGGAAAAGATTATGTTTGACGATAGCTGTACCCTGCGGCGCATCTATCTGAAGCGTAAGCTCTGCCTTCGGGCAGGCAGACATTTTCTCCGAGCCGTTGAAATAGCCGCGCTCAAAGCTTTTGACGGTGAATTCATATTCCCCTTCCGGCAGAAGTACAAATTCGTTTTCGGCTTCAATAACGCTGTCCCAATCAAGGGCGTCGTTTCTGTTGGTGTTGTAGTTTTCGCTCATGGTTGTTAATACTCCTTTTTATTTAAAATTTTCTTATATGATTGACGATGATATCGTAGACCTGCTCCCATGCACCGATAAGGCAACCGTTAATGAAAGCTTCGCCATAATTGAGAATCGGTGTGTCGGCAGTGAAGTAACCTTTCCACGCTACTGCATTTCTAAGCTCATCTTCGGTAACATTGTTCGCCGCCATGAGTTCACGTAGCGCTGCCGGTAAGTCGGAGTTCGGCTCAACGGACGCGGTGAGCTTATCGGTGTCGGCGACGGCATCGGCGGTAAACTCGTCGATTTTTGCCTTGAGCTCCTCTATGCTTTTTTTCGGCGGGTCGGGCAGCGCATTCGTCTGCGGCTTATCTTCCGGCGCCGCTGCGACATATGCACCGGAAGACGGAATAAACGGTGCGATGACGCTGAAATCGAAATCGACCTCGTCCGGCAGCCCGTATCTGTTCTTCGCATCCCAGCAGGGATGATGATTGGTATACATTACCCTTCTGCCGCCCTGTGCCTTTCTGCTGTCGGTCTTCTCGTCCTTTATCACGAACGTCTTATAGTTGACGAAGAGAACCGTGTCTGCCCATTCTTTTACGATCGGCGCGACATTTTTTGAAAGTTTCATCTCCCAGCGGTCGTATGCGCCGAGCTCGTCCGGCTGCTCAAACTTACGCATTTTGGCGTGAGCGGTCAGCACGACGTTAATACCTTTTGATATAATCTCATTGAGCAGGTCAAGAAGTCTGCCGAACTCTTCGTAGAGCTTTGTATAGCCCTTGCCGTATCCGAAGTCCTCAATGCTCTGTTTGTGATTTACGGAACATATATGATTACTTGCAAGCTGTTCTGCCCAGTCCGCTGTGTCGATGACAAGCGTCATACACAGTTCTGGGTGATCGCGAACATATTTGACCTCTTCGAGAAGCATCGTCCAACTGCTCGGTTTGTCAAAACGCTTAACGTTCAGCCTCTTTGTGCTGCCTTCCGTGTCGATGAAAATCGCGCCCGGGAACTTGGAAGCAAAGGTTGATTTGCCGATTCCCTCCGGACCGTAAACTATGACCCGCTGTGCATCTTCGATTATTCCTGATGTTATGTTCATTAAAACTGTCCTGCCTTCCATGCTTTTTTAGTCTCTTTTTTAGTCTCCGTCGGTTCGTTCACCACATATCCGTCCTCTATAAGGACACTACATTCATCGCCGGTGCTGACCCTCGTTGCTATCGCCTGCAGCCCCTCAGACTCAAGCCATTTGCCGAACTCAGCAAGAGTGTCAAGATCCATCTGCTCGAGCTTATCAAGCAACACAAACCCGCAACTGGGGTTGAGCTTGCGCACGATGGCCGTGGAAACCTTGAGCTGATCCGCTCCGGACATATTGTCCCACTTGAAGCCGTTGTATGTCAGCTCGCCATCCTTGACCGACAGCCCCGGCAACGGAAGCTGTGCGGACTTGAGCAAGTCGGTTTTCTTTTGCCTGACATCTTCAAGCTTGTTTGTCAGCTGGCTGTACTGAGTCTGATACGCTTTCGCATCCTCTTCCGCTTTCTCTTTTTCAAGGTTGGCACGGATTTTAATGTTGATTTTCTCAACATTTTCAATGTCCTCTTCAAGCTCGGCGGTGCTCAGATCCTCGAGGTGCTCCGTCTCCATGTGCGCGATTCTGAGGTCATCCATAAGGCTCTGCTGCTCCGTCATAAGACGTTGAAGCTCAGCCTGGATTCCGTTTATTTTGCTGTTGACGGCGTCATAGTGATGCTGTATCTCGGCGGCTCGGTCACGCTTACGCTTATTCTCGGCGTTATGCGCCATAATACATTGCTGCTGTTTGATAAGCTCGGATGCGGAAATCAGCTGCTCCGGTACATCCGGATACTCCGTCATCTCTCTAGCATACTTGAGTTTCTGATCGGCTATCTGTCCAATCATGTGGCGCTTGTTGTAGAGCTCCGTCTCGTCGTGCTCAAGCTGTGCGAGCCTGTCTCCAACACCGATTATGCGCAAAAGTGTATTGGCTTTTTCCTTGTTTGATGCGGTCATGAACCTCGGCAAATCAAGCGCGAGCTGAGAAACGAACTCGTTAATAAGCTGCTGACCGCCTTTTCTGCCGGTAGGGTCTGTGACCTTCAAGGTGCTGTTCTTCCCGGTGCGCTCCACTATGATGCCGCTGTCCATTGTGATTTTGAGATTGGGCGGCAGTACAGAGCCCTCACGCTGTGGCTCTGACGGACGAAATCTATCGCCCCCAAGCGCCCATGCAATGCTGTCGAGCACAGAGGTCTTACCCTGACCGTTACGCCCGCCTATCACAGTCAGACCGTTTTCGGTGGGCTCGATTTTGACCGCCTTAATACGCTTTACATTCTCGAGCTCAAGGCTGTTTATCTTCATTTGACATTAGTCTCCCTTCGTGTTATCATGATGTTGAGGTTTTACCTTTGCCGTCTTCGCTGCCCACTCAGCGTTGGCGGCTTTTATAATATGCGCAGCCGTCTTCCGTCGGCGGCGATTCGCGAAAAATCCCGGTCTCGTGGGTGTACATACATGCCGTGCCGTCCCAGCCGCCGCACGGCGCTGCCATGCGTCTGCGCCAGTCACAGCTGTTGCAGACCGCCATTTTGCGCCACGGGTCTCGTCCGCGCTTTGGCGCCGGTGCCGGTGCTGACACGATTACTTGCTGCCGCCGCTGGTCGGTCAAGCCAGCGAGATAATCAAGTGACACATCAAAATACTGCGCTATGTTCACCGCCATCGGCAGCGACGGACAGCTCTTGCCGTGCATATACGCCGATACCATGTTAGGCGCGGTGCCGAGTGCCGCGGCAAGGTCTTTCTGCGTGACTTTCGGCACGCTTTCGCACATCAGGTCTTTTAGCCTGGCAGCAAGGATCTGCACATCGAACGGGCTTTTAGTTGTCTGGTTTCCCATTACGTTTTGTCTCCTTTCTGTTTAAAATTTTTGCTTTGAGGTCGTCCTCAAAAGCTATGAGCTTGTCCTCATGCCAAAAGCCATAGATGATAAGTACGACGACGGCGATTTCAAACACCGTCTGGATTGCAAATTTCAGTGCCATTTTCTTTCTCCTCAAAAAAACTCATTTGTCTTTCGCTCCAATCGATATATCTGTCCTCCCACTGCACCCCTATGTAGTCCAGCACCCTGCCCCAGCCATATCTGTCATTGGTCTTTGGGTCGGTCACGCATCGGTACATCCAAAATTCCCACTCTTTTTCGTTTTTCTCCCGAAGTCGGTCAAATCGATGTGGGCGTTCTTCAAGGTGTATGCCAAAGCCGCACATGGAACAGCCCGTCCTTTGCGCTCCTGTGGTGTACAGCTCTCCTATGTCACCCTCCCACCTCTGATTACGCGACTTAATCTCGCCGTATATTTCAGGAATTGGAACGTTTAATTCTGTCGCAAGCTTTAAAAGGTCTTGTCTCGTGAATATTGCAAACGGGCAGGATCTTATGGATGTTTCCCCGAAATAATTGCATCCATTGAGCATTAGGCTCTTCTCTCTTCTGCCTCCCTCCGAAGCCATAAGACCAAGAAACGGAACACTGTTGTGCTCTTTAGCCCAATCATTACAGGGCTTCTCCTTGAGGTAATAACAGCATTTGTCACTCACAAGAAAGTTGGGTTTTTGATATTCAACGCCCTCATTCTCGTTTTCATATCCGCCGAACAAATTTAGCCATTTTTGCGGCAGTTTCATTCGGCTATTGGTACGGTTCCCGCCATATTCGCCTGTCTCGCCTGTAATTATGGCGTGTCTGACTGTTGCGTTATCAGGAGTGGGATTTTGTAATAGGTAGATTTTGTTTGCCTTTTCCTTGGACAGAACAGGAAACCCGAACTCCTGTAGAATCTGCGCCTTTGTCCACGGCTTACCATCCGAACGGAGCGCCGGCTTTAAGCGCTCAACACCGAGCTGCTTATGTACGCGCTGAATGCTTACATCTTCGAGGCTTGAGACACTCACAGCAGGAACGTCAATTCCGATATCGCGCAGAAATAGTAGCAGTGTGATGCTATACAGTCCTCCGACGGAAACATGGCAATTCAACCCCCGCTTCTCGCACTCCTGCACGAAAAACTCTGCAACCTCTCTCGCGTGAGCCACCTTCCGACCATATGACCATTCCTGTTTTTGTCTAAAAGCCTTAATCGTCCATACGTCGGCTTCGGACAGACCTTTTTCCCAGCCCACGTTACCCCTCCTCAAAAAATCGGTGCCCGCCGATGGTGCAAACATAGGTCTGCGACTCATGCCATTCGCTGCTCACAAGCGCCGGTGCGTAGAAGAAAAGTATCTTCGCGTCTGTCACCGTCTCGCCGGCATCAAAGACCGCGGCGACGGCTTCCCTCGTCTCTGCGTTCGGTTCTACCCGGCGGTCGGTGTAACCATACTCCTCAACTATCTCCGCGGGGCGTTTGCCGGTCTTTTCACACGCATCTAAAATGCACTGTGAGACCGCCATTTTGCCATCAAACGGCTCGATTCCCGATTCAGCCATAACAACCTCGCATATAAGCTCTCGCTCGTCTGCGGTCAACCGGTAGCGTGCTGTGGGTATCTGCGCCGATACCGTCGGTTCAGGCGCGGTAATCGGTTCTGTCTCCGGAACCGCTGCCGCCGCGAAAAGCAGGACGAGCGCCAGCACTGCGGCAATTGTTAAAAATCCTTTTGTCATTTTGATGTCTCCTTTCTGTTTTTGCCCTTAGCTCACCATAAGACCAATGTCTCCGCGCTTGAACTGCTCAAGCCGGTCAAGCCTAATGTGGTACGAGTACGACCCGCTCGGATTTTTGATCGCGATACAGAAGGTGCATTTTCCCTCCCTCGCGAGCAGCCTGATCTGGTGCGGCGGTATGTAGATAACCTCTCTCAGGTACATTGACGCCTCGTCGACTGACATAAGTGCCATTTTTTTACGCATGGTGTTTTCCTCCTTTTAATTGATGTAATATGGATTTTTTGTTTTTCTCCCCCGCCTCGTTTTCACGTTTAGCCATTTTGGCTAATGATTAGGCAAAAAAATATTCGTCTTTATTTCTGATCTTCAGAGCACTGGCAACGGCTTCTATCTCGCTCACCTTGAATTCAGACCTGTTATTTATCTTGTAATTCATTGCCTGATAGGAGATTCCGAGGATTTTCGCCAGTTCGGCCTGTGTGATTCCGGCCTCCACCATTTTTGCCTTCAGCTTATTTGTCGCGGTCATTATGTTTTTCGCCTCCTTTCTTTTAGCCGTTTTGGCTATACACATATCATAATTGTTATTAGCCAGTTTGTCAATGGTTTTCTTTAATTTTTTTCAAAAAAAGTTGACAAATTGGCTAATAGCTGATATTATTCAAGCAGGCGGTGATAATATGACAATCTATGATAGAATAAGAAAGTTAAGAGAAGAAAAAGGAATGTCGCAGCAAGAGCTTGCTGAGAGAGTAGGCTTCAAAACAGCTTCGGCTGTTAATAAGATTGAGCTTGGTCTCCGAAATATAAACCAGAGCAAGATATCTGATTTTGCGAGAGCATTAAATACAACAACCTCTTACTTGATTGACGGTGAAGATAACACCTCAGCACAATCATTTAAACTTTTTTCTCCCAATGTAACTGATGACGTGGTTACCTTTCCGGTTCTTGGCAGTATCGCTGCGGGGTACAATGAGACGGCTATAGAGGACTGGAGCGGAGAAACAATAGATGTCCCGCGCTCTTTTCTCAAGGGACGAAGCAAATCCGACTTTTTTGTTCTCAAGGTACACGGCGATTCAATGTATCCCACATACCACACCGACGATAAAGTCCTCATTCTTCGGCAAACCTTTGTCGAGCGCAACGGAGATGTCGGAGCCGTTATATATGATGGAGAATGCGCGACGCTTAAGCGTGTCGAAATTTTTGACGATATGGTGAGGCTCAGTCCGCTTAATCCTTCCTACCCACCCAAAGAATTGACAGGCGCAAATCTCGAGCAGTATCACATCATCGGCGTTCCTTATCTCCTCGTGAGAGAGATAATTAAAAACTAATAGTAAGGGTGGTTTAAGGTTTGAAAGAGAAGAATTTACATATAGGTTTGTACATAGTTTCTGCGATGTCGATTCTAACGGGATTCGTTACACTGCCTTCCGGCGGTATAGTCGCTGTTGTATCCGGTATAGGCGGTATCATCCTTACCGTGCTGTTGTCTAAGCGAACAAAGGAGCTTAACAAAACTATTAATGACAAAGACTATGAAATCCAGTGTTTAAATAACAGTGTAGTAAATAATACCACTGAACTTGTCGCACTCAAAAGACACCAGGAAGAGCTCGGATTTACCACCTACGATGAGACAAAAGCCGCTACGGATACATTGCAAAAGCTAATTGAGAGTTATAACCAGACCATTGAGAAACTCCGGGACTCTATACTCGAACAAACAGAGCTTAGTGAGAAAGCCGAGAAGCGTTTAAAAACAGCGCAGAATAAGCTTAACCGAATCAACGAACTTTACAGAAGCATCAGCTACACTGTCAAGGAATTCGGCAACGGCGCGGATATTAATCCTCTCGCGTCTGATCTGCTCGAACTCGATGACTTGCTTCCGACCGTCACCCTCAAGCTGCACTGCTTTGATGTCAAGGATCTCCGCAAGGCTTTCCGAGCAAATGATAAGCAGATTGAACAGGTCATGCAGACATACGCTGCGAGATACACTACAAAGACCAACCAGACTATCTACAGACTCATGGTTATTGCTCTTCGTGCTGAGCTTCAGAATATCCTCTTGAGCCTGAAATATGAAAAGCTCGATCAGGGTATCGAAGATGTAAAAAAGGTAACCGCTAAATATCTTGCCATTGCCGAGGAAGGCAATCAGAATATAGCCGGCACGCTGAAGAAGTTCGTCGGCGAAATAGAATACCTATTTATCAATGCCGTAAAGATAGAGTACAACTACTATGTCAAAAAAGAACAGGCTCGCCAAGAACAACTCGCAATCAGAGAGCAAATGCGTCAGGAAGCCGAAGATCGTAAAGCTCTCGCCGAAGAAAAGAAAAAGATTGAAGCAGAAGAAACAAAATATAACAACGAAATCCAGTCGCTCAAGGATAAGCTCGCCGCAGCCAACAGCGAAGAGGTCAATCTGCTTCAGGCGCGAATCCTCGAACTCGAGTCCCAGCTTTCCGATGTCGCAGTCAAGAAGGACAGCATAGTCAAGCTTCAGAATGGCACTGCCGGAAACATTTACATAATCAGTAATCTTGGTTCGTTCGGCGATAAAGTGTTCAAAATCGGTATGACCCGCAGACTCTATCCGCAAGATCGCATTGACGAGCTTGGCAGCGCGAGCGTACCGTTTAAGTTTGATGTTCACAGCTTTATATTTTCTGATAACGCCGTGGCTCTCGAAGGTGCCCTACACGACCGCCTTGATGCGCAGCGAGTGAACAAGGTCAACCGCCGAAAAGAGTTCTTCTATTCCTCTGTGGACGAGCTTGAGTCTATAGTCAATGAGATAGATCCGACAGCGGAATTTAACAAGACCATGATGGCAACGGAATTCCGTCAGTCTCAGTCCTCCGATGAGACATACACCGATGATTATCGCAGTGATGTTGACTTTGAAGATGACGACGATTAAATAAAAAAGAACCCCCGGTGTTCCAGCACCGAGGGCTCAGGCATCAACACACACCATGCGTATAGAGTGGATTGATATATTTATTATATCACCCGCTCTGAGGAAACACAAGTAAAGGAGCGGATTTTTTAATGGCAAAGCGTGAAAACGGCGAAGGCAGCGTATATAAACGCAAGGATATCAAGCGGCGTCCCTGGGTCGTCGCGTTGCCGGCAAGTTATAGCCTGGACGAGCAGGGCAAGATGATTAAAAAGCAGGAAATCCTCGGGCACTATGCATCGAGCAAGGAGGCAAAAGCTGCTCTGGCTCACTATCTCGAACACCCGGTAGTTGAAATCAATATGACCGTCGATGACTTGCACACATTGTGGCTCTCCCGTGCCGAATATAAGAACCTGGCTAAGCAATCAAAGGACTGCTACAACGCCGCATGGAAGAAGATTCCCGGAGATGTAAAAAGCATAAAAATGCGCGAGCTGAGAACGGAAGACATGCAGAAATGCATTGATGCATACAGCGCACAAAGCGGCACTTCGCTCTCGTATATAAAAATCACATTTTCGCGTCTTTATGCGCTTGCGTTGGAGAGAGACATTTGTTACAAAGACTATTCTAAATTCGTTAAGCTCCCAAAGAAAAAGAAAAACGAGATACATCCATTTTCCGCCGAAGAAGTGGAAAAGATAAAGGCCGCCGCGCAAGCTAATGTCCCATACGCCGATATCATTCTCATCCTGATTTACACGGGATTCCGTATTTCTGAACTACTCGCCCTTACTCCGGATGATTACATAGCGGATCAAGCCCTGCTCATAGGTGGTCTAAAAACCGAAGCCGGAGAGAATCGCCATGTTCCTGTTCTGCCGGTGATTAAGCCGTATATAGAAGCACTCGTAGCAAAGCAAGGTAAAAAAATAGTATGCCGTGATGACGGCGATGGATACAGCTCGAGCTACATGCGCAAAAAGTATTACGACTGCCTTGAAGAGATAGGAGTTAAGCGTCTATCCCCCCATTGCTGCCGGAAAACATGTGCAACAATGATGGTAGAAAGCGGGGTATCACCCGAAGCTACACAAATGATTCTTGGGCACGAAGAATACAGCACGACCTTAAAATACTATGCACTTGTATCAGACAAAACTCTTCATGAGGAAATGGCGAAGATATCTTAA